CGCTTGCGGCCGCGCTTGGCTTCGACTCGCAAGGCATCCAGCTCGGCGCCCCACTTGCGAAACCAGCGCAGCCGCTTGGCTACTTTCCCAGCGTCTCCGCGGCGGCTTTCTCGCGGAAGGCTTCGCCCGTGCGCGCGCAGTCGGTCAGCCAGTCGTACAGATCGGAGTAGGCCCGATCGCACAGCATGGCTTTGAGCCGTTCAGCGTTGAACGGCACCGGGGCATCGACGCCATCGGGGCCGGACTCGGTGACCTCAGCCCAGTCCACCACGACGTGCGTAGCGAACAGGACGGCAACGGTCTTGTCGATCGCCGCCGACAGTTCCGCGGCTTCAAGCCCGCGGCCGCGCAGCTCACGGAGAGCGCCTTCCAGCGCTTCGCGGTACGGCTTGTAGGTCAGCCGGCGAAGGCGGAACCTGAAGCCGAGCGCGTGCGTGAACCACGCGCCGTTGTCGAGCGCGTCGGTCGAGAGCTTGATCTTCTGGAGGCTGGGCATTGGTCAGAGGTAGCGGTAGATCCGGGCCTGGTAGCCGGCGGCGAGGTCTTCCTCGGAGGCAAACGCCACCTGGGCAAACACGTCGGTGTTTTTGCCAGTGGCATTGGCCGGCGCCTCGGTGAACTTGGTGCGCGGCAGGACGATCAGGTAGCCGTTCGCCTGCGAGTCGTAGGCCAGCAGGTCGATGCGGGTGAAGGTCCCGTTGGCGAAGCGCGACAGCAGCGAGCCGTCCTCGATGTAGGCCTGGAGCGTGCCAGTCAGCGCGAAGGTGCCGGGCACGACCTGCGAGGCGCCGAGTACGCCCAGCTCCTCGATCGGCCGCACGTTGTTGGCGACCTGGAAGCTGGCCGAACGCAGGCTCACGCCGACGCCACCAGCGAGCACCGCGCGCACGTCCTGGGCAGGCCCGTACTCGGTGGTCTGAGGCTGGGCGATGTAGGTCGAGAACTGCGCCGCGGCCGGCGAGGTCATGGTCGCACCCTGGAACGCGAAGGTGCCAGAGATCGGCTCGCCGACGCTGAAGTTGAGCGTCCCTTGGTCCACGACGCAGCCGAGGTGCAGCTCGAACACGTCGGACGCGAGGTCAAAGCGCTTCTCGATCGAGTACGAGCTGCGGGTCTGGCCGTCCTGCGCGTACTCGCCGATGGCCCACCAGGAGGAAGCGTCAGTCTCGGTGACGAAAAGAGAGCTGCCGTCGTTGCGCACCAGCGTCAGGGTCGTGGTGCTCGCGGACTCGACCTGCCAGATGCCGTTGTTGCCCGGGTTGGCAGTGAACCCGCCCAGCTTGATCCAGCCCTGAGCTACGGCCGCAGCGGCGCCGTTCGAGTCCAGGATGTCGATCGTGGCCTTCGTGCCGCCAACGGTCGCGGTCAGGGTAAAGCTCCCGAACTCGCCGACCTTGACCATGCGCAGCGATTGAGCCACGGCATCGGCGAAGGGCGCGGTGCCGTCCAGCTTGAGCGCCAGGAACGTGCCGGCGGTCGGCGTGGTGCCGGTGGCCACGCGGTAGGTGCCGACGTGGTTCCAGCTGCGCGCATCGGTCACGCTCACCACGTCGTCAGCGGCGAACACCGGCAGCTGATTGCCGGCCGACAAGAACTCGAAGCGGGTCGAGTTGACCGCGATCGTCGCATCGAGCGGAGTGCCCGAGGGGAACGCGGCGACGCCCGAGGTCCAGTTGGGAGCCCACAGCGCGGCGCCCAAGTACTCGTCGAAGGCCTTGGCGCGCAGGGCGAAGTTCACGCCACCGCTCACGCCTTGCCCGGTTTGGGTCTGCCCCTGCGAGCGGCGATTGCTCGAGATCGTCGGACTGTCGGTGTAGCGCTTGTCGAGGCGCAGACTCTCGCCGGAGATCGGCAGGACGTTGGCCTCGCCGGTCGGCGCGACCTTGTAGGTCGTCTCCTTGGCGATGGCGACTCGGGTGCCTTCGGCGACTGCGGGCGCGTTGATGAGAGCCATGTCTGGTCAGTGAGCGTGGGTCAAGCGGTACGGGATCTGGATCGTGGTGACCCACGAGGGGCCTGCTAGGCTCTGATCGGTCAAGGTCGCGGCGCCAAGCTCGATGCGGCCAGCCTTGGCCATCGAGAGGGCATTCGAGATCTTGTCGGCGATCGAGAGAGCTAGTCCGGTTCCGATGCCAGCGGGCGTCACGATGTCGGCAAGGAAGGCGCCGATCTTCGTTGCGTCGCTGGACTCGGATGCTTGGTTAGGGATCTGCGCGCCAGTCAGGACTCTCGCGTAGACGCTGGCCTCGGTCACGGGCGGCGACTCCTGCGGAGCGTTCCCATAGACCACCGTGAGGCCTGTACTCGCGGCGACGACTGCGGAGAGCGCCTGCCTGATCGCAGCAGATCCAAGAGCCCATGTACCCTCCTCGGGCGCTTCGATCTCCGAAGGTTTGCTTTTGGTTTCATCTGCCGTCCAGGCGAGACGAAACGCTCGCGCTGCCCACCCTTCGCCGGCATCGGCATCGACCAACTCGGGCTGGCGGATGCGCACCGGCCCCGCCGTGGTCTCGGTCAGCGCCGAGGCCAGCTGATCGGCGGCAGCGAACAGGCCGCCCTCGCCGGCGCCCGCCGGCCAGACCAGGACGGCCTCGAGGATGCCCCGGTGGCGCAGCCTCAGCCCTGCACCGAAGGCTAGGGAGTCAACGCCTAGCCACTGGATGTCGACGGCAGCCCACGGGCCAGCCTCCAGGCCCTCTGCCGTGGCCCCTGGCGCATTCGGCCAAAGGACTTCGGCTCCCGGGGGCATTGCGGCATCCAGCGGCCTCTGAATGGCCTGGCGAAGCCTGGAGGCGATCTCCGAGTAGCTCACACCACCCTCCCGCCGTAGCTGGCGCGCAGCTCCTCGGCGGCCACCAACGTCATGCCGCGGAGCGCCTGGATCGAGCCCTGCTGCCGCGAGAAGGTCACGGCCTTGCCCCCGCGGCGGACGGTCACGGTCGCAGTCTTGCGGCCCTCGTCGATGATCGGGGCATATGCCACGTTGTTGGCGAGGTGCACCACGTCGCCCAGGCTCACGGACTCGGCCTTGCCCTGGTTCGCCGCGATCGTGGCCGAGCCAGACTCGTCCTTGGTCGCCGGCACGCCTTGGGGCGTCGCATTGAGACCGAGCTGCCAGCCGCCGCGAAGCCGCCCTCCAGGGATGCGCCGGCGCTTGCTCCCGGGCTTCGGCGGCAGCCGCACGGGCGACAGAAGCACGACGCGAGTCAGCGCGTCCAGCGCGAGCCGGCGCACCAGGATCAGGTAGCGCAGCTCCAGGTTGTTGCCCTCGTCCGACAGCTGGAGGCTCAGGTCGCGGAAGCTCACGTGGACAGCCCCAGGACGAAAGCCGCGATCAGGTCGCCCGAGTAGATCTTGCCCACGGAAACGATGCGCCGCTCCCGACCGTCGAAGCGGACGATCTGCTCGACCTTGGGCTCGAACGTAAGCCCGAGCGCAGGCACGAGCGTGCCAAGCGTCTCCATGAGCTTGTCCGGCTCGCCGTCGCGGCTGATCTGGTACTGGCTGGGCGGCGAGCACTTGACGGACACCCACTGGACGGACAGCGGCGTGGTGACGCCAGACGCGACGTCGTACGCCTCGGTCGTCACCCTGAACTCGATGGCCTTGCCAAGCTCCTGGACGATATCCAGGACCTCGGGCCGGATCTGGTCGTCTAGCTCAGTCACGAGCGCATCACGCTCCCGCTGCCACCCCCCGAGAGGAGGGGCGAAAGCATGGACGAGACCAGGGCGATGATGCCGCCAGCCGCGCCGATCTTAGGGAATCCGCCAGAGCTGAGCGCCGCGGGCTCTGCGTACTTGGTGCGCCGCTTGATCGGGCCGACCTCGACCTCCTGCTCAACGATCGCTTGGTTGTCGGTCGTGGCGCTGCCACCGAGCGGCACGAGCGGAGCAGCAGCAGCAGCAGCAGCAACCGTCGCCGTTGCGCGTCGCAGCTCAAGCGGGACCGTACCTTCGATGCTGTTGCCGCGTTCGTCGTAGGCGTACTGGCGCGGCCAGTTGAGCGATTGCCCGCTGGTGGCGATGTAGCCCTTCCAGCGAGTCACGAACACGGCATCCAGGTACTGCGTAGCCTGGCGCAGCTTGTTCTCCTTGGCCGACGTAGCGAGCGCCTGCCACGCGGCAGGGTCAGCGACCCACTTGCCGATGTAGTTGTCCGCATCGGCCACGCTGATGTAGCTCTCTGCACCAGCGACCGCGGAGCCGTCTTCGACGATCAGAGCCATCAGAGCACCTTGACGTAGGGGGCCTGCTCCATCGACTGGTCGAGCCAAGCCCAAC